GCCTAGGGTCCGTAGTGCGTGGCCTTGGCCCGCTCCAAGCCATTTTAGGCGGTGCAAGCGTGGCCGGGCTCGGCTATATGGCAAACCGCGCTCTCGCGGCCACGCAACAGCTCGAAAAACTGTCCAAGCAAACCGGGTTCAGCACCAAGGCCATCCAGGAGCTCCAATTCGCCGCCCGGGAAGCCGGAGTCCGAAGTGACCGCCTGCATGATGCCCTGGGCGAAATGTCTCAGCGCATGGGCGAGGCTTCGGCAGATTTTCAGCGCACGGGTGGTGACGTGACGGAGATGGGCGAGGGGTTTCAGGCCGCGGGCCTCGCTGTGAGAAACCTCGATGAGCGCAATCCGCAGCAGGTGCTCTACGAGGTGGCAGACGCCATCCGCGAGGCGGAAACCGAAAGCAAGGCCCTCAACATCGCGGTCAAGACTTTTGGCGATGAAGGCGGGCGCGACATGGTTGCCATGCTCCGGGAAGGCTCCGGGGGCTTGCGTGATATGGCGGAAGAGGCCCGCGAGCTTGGATTGGTGCTCGATGAGGAGACTATACAGAAGTCCGTTGAGGCCAAGCAAAAAGTTGACTTGCTCGTTGATGTGCTCGGCACGCAGTTTCAGCGGGTCATGGGGGAGCTATCCCCGCAGATTTCTCAAGTCGCTGACGACATGGCGGATTGGGTGGGCAATAACAAAGATTTCCTCGCCCAGGACGTGCCCTCACACATCGCTGGGATCACCTCTGAGGTGAGCAGTTTTGCAGAGGCCGTTTCCTCCATCCCTGAGCCTGTACTTTATGGCGGCCTCGGAGCTGTTGTCGGGCTGCGGGGCGGTCCATACGGAGCGCTTATCGGCGGCGCTGCTGGTGTTGGTGCGCTTGCGGCGAAGACCGGCGCCGAAGGGGAACAGTATTCCGGTGGTATTCTCGGCGGCGACAGCATAGGGCGACGCGGCCTAGATGAGCGCACAATGAGTCAGTATCAGGAATGGCTTGTTTGGCAAGCTAATCATTTGCCGCAAATCATTGAGACTGAAAAGGATTACACCAAGACGAAAAAAGAGCAGTCCGAAGCATTAAACGAAAACGCCAATTCTTTCTCTAATGAAAAAGAAGAGGTCGAGAAACTGGCTTTCAGTATTAAATCCCTCGCCGCCGCCAACCGGACGCTCTACGGCTCGGCCACAAAGCAGGATATCCGCAGAGCACAGCCTGTCCGCGACATGGGCAGAGGCCGAGGCATAGGCGGCGCTGCTCGGGGGGCGGATGACGAGTGGGCCAAGCGGATGTTGACGGAGGATACAAGCACCTTCTCCCGCTCCGGTAGATATTGGGCGTCAAATTTCGATGACATGGAGAACGAAGCAAAAGACCACTTCAACTATCTCGAAGTCTTCTCCCGTCAAACCGCCGAGAACATGCAGCGCAACTTCTCCAACTTCTTTTTCGACGCCTGGACCGGCGAACTCGATTCAATGTCTGACTACTTTGAGAGCTTCGGACATTCCCTGCTGCGGACCTGGGCGGACGTGCAATCGCAAATGCTCGCCAAGGGGCTGTTTGGCGGTGACTTTATGAGCGGGCAGGGAGACATGGGCGGGCTTATCGGGTCTGCTGCCATGTCATTATTTGGGCCTGCTGCATCAGGTGGCGGAATGACCGGACCGCCTCAAGCGGGGATCGGGACACAAAACACTTTGCTATCCTTCGACACCGGTGGCACCCTCCCCGAAGATATTTACGGATTCGGTAAATCCGGCAACGCCTACAACTTGCACCAAGGCGAGACGGTTGTGCCCAAGAACGAATCGCAGGGACAACAGCCTGTAAATATCAATCTGACCATCGTTGCAGCGGACGCCAAGAGCTTCAGCGATATGGCAAAGCGCAATCCACAGGCGATCATTGGGCCGATCAAGGAAGCGCTTAACTACGGTGATATGGACCTCAGAGCATCCATAAAGGGCGCATAGCATGGTGGCATTCCCTGATCTACTTACAATCCGCCCCCTGAATCCATTGGATCAAGGGCAGGAGTTCCAGACGCTTATCTCGTCCTTTGAGGGCGGCAACGAGAGCCGCAAGCAGAAGCAGCTTTTCCCGCGCCGATCTCTCAGACTGCAATACAAGGGCAAGAGCACAGCTGACGCCCGGACCCTGTGGCAGTTCCACCAAGCGAGGAAGGGACGGCATGAGGAGTTCAACCTGTTTTTCCCTTTCGAAAACGAGTACGTGGGGGAATACGTGGGAACAGGTGACGGAAGCGCAACGAGCTTCAATGCGCCATCTCGCAACGCCTACTCCGTGACTATTTATGTAGATGGATCAGAGCAGGTCGGGGGCGGCACGGACTACACTTTTACGCAAGAAGGTGGTGCGGATGGTGCAGACTTGATTGAGTTTGTTCCCGCACCAAGTGTTGGAGCGCAAGTCACGATAGACTTCACAGGCTATCTCAAGATCCGTGCTCGATTCGAGGATGATTTGATGGAGTGGCAGACGTTTTACAACAAGCTCGTGACCTCGGGACTGAAGATTAAGGGGCTGCTCAACAAATGAGGCCGATAGACTTTGCCCAGCTCCGCGAGCTGCAATCCCGGACCCTGAGCCCCTTTGGCATGCTCCGCATGACCGTGGACGAGACGGAATATGCTTTTACCGAGTGCGATGTTCCCTTGGGCGTGGCGGATACCGTGACCGCCGTATTCACGGACACGGACGGTGTGGAGTTCGCGGACACGGACGGCGTGAGCTGGATGATCGGCGAAAGCGCCGACGCGACGCTCTATCAGCCGCGGGGGTTCGAGTCGCGGGCGCTCTCCTACTCCACGGCGCAAATCGTGGACCGGGCGCGGATCAGCGTGGACAACCTGGACGATATGTTCACCTCGGCCTTCATCGGCGGCACGCCGCAGGGCTCGCCCGTGACGCTCTCCCTTGTCACCCTAGACAGCAACTACAAGGTGATCGTAGAGCCGGTGACGCTCTTCGAGGGCACGCTCGACTCCTGGTCTATCAAGCAGGAGGGCGAGCTAGAGCTGGTTGTCACCTCGCTCTTTGCCAAGTGGAAGCAGCGGACCATCCAACGCCAAGTGCCCTCCTGCCGCTGGAAGAAGTTTAAGGGGCCTGAGTGCGGTTACACAGGCAATGAGGATTGGTGCGACAGGTCATACAAGAGATGCCAGGCACTCGGCAACACGGTTAATTTTGGGGGCAACAGGTGGCTCCCGAGCATCCAGGACAAGGCGATCTGGTGGGGAAGGACTCAGGGATGAGCTTGGTGCGAATTACGCAAGAGATCGTGGGCCGAGAGTATCAGCTCGGCTCCCGCGACTGCTTCCGGACGGTGTACGACTACATCCGGCGCTACGTGGACTTGCCGGAACAGTGGCGCGGCCTGACCCTGGGGGATTACATCCGGGTGTACGAGGAGGATCCGGACCGGGCCAAGGAGCTGATTGAGCTCTTCCTGGACGAGCACCTGCAATCCCTCCCGCCCGCTCGGGTATTCGCCGGGGATATTCTTCTGCTCGCACATCCCGAGCATCCGCCCTTCCCCGCCATCCACGCGGGCAACAGGCACTTTATCGGGGCCGAGCCGAGCCGAGGTGTTGCGGTCCTGCCCCTTGCGAGATTCACGATTCAAGGAGCGTGGCGATGCCGGCCGGTGGCGTAGGCATAGCAACAGCAGTTATCACCGGCATCCAGGTCGGGGCGGCGTATAGCGTGGCCGCCGGGGTGTTCGCCGGGGCCGTGAGCTTGGGCATGACCATCGCCTCCCAGGCCCTGCGGGACGAGCCGGACATGCCCTCGTCTGTCTCCGAGGGCAACCTCGGGGGACGCATCAAGCACAACACCCGCAATTCCCGGGAATACCTGCCCGTGGTCTACGGCAAGGCCAAGGTGGGCAGCAACGATGTATTCATCGAGGCGACCGGCCAGGACAATGAGGAGCTCTGGATCGTTTCGAACCTGGCCGAGGGCGAGTGCGAGGGCATAGAGATTATCGACAGTCAGGAGCAAGTGCTCCTTGATGATGAGTTCCCGGGCGCCTTTGGCGGGAACGTCTCCTATTGGTTTCAGTCCGGGGCCTCGGATCAAACTGTTGAGCCAAACATCAACAGCGCCATCCCCAAATACACGGATAACGCCCGCTATACATGCCGCATCATTTGGCGCTTCACCTATGATAAAGACTATTTTCAGCAAGTGCCCCAGCGCAACGTGATCCTCCAGGGCAAGCTCCTCTACGACCTCCGGGACGAGACAACGGGGTGGAGCCGCAATCCCGTCCTCGCCCTATGCGACTACATGACCTCGAGCCGCTACGGCTTGGGCATCGACGCAAGCGCCATCGATACCACTTCCTGGGCCGAGGTTGCCAATTACTGCGATAACAAGGGCTGGACGCTGGACCTCGTTGTCACCGGTGAGGACACCGCCTGGGACGTGATACAGACTATGCTCGATCATTTCCGAGGCACGATTACTTGGTGGGACGGGATATTCTACCTGCGTTACGCTGACCTGAATAACGAAAGTAGCGTCAAAACCCTGACAGACGAGCACTTGAGCCGTGACGCAGATGGACGAGCCCGGATTTCCGTCTCGCAACCTGGACGGCTCCGTAAGCCGGACGGTCTCAAGGTATCGTGGATTGACCCGGACAAGGGATATATCGCGGACCAGTTTGTCCGGGGCGAGGAGGACGGCAACGTCAAAGACTTTCGGCTTCCCGGATCAATACAGAAGCAGCAGGCAGGTGCTCTCGCCACAACCGAGCTTGAGAGGCATAAGTTGGACCGCACCATCAGCGGCACCTTCCGGGATGATGCTCTTGAACTTGAGCCGCACGACGTGGTGACTCTGGACCTCACCGTGCATGGCCTGTCCAATCAGCTCGTGCGCGTGACGCAAGCAGACATTCGCCCCGATGGCCTGATTGACCTGTCTTTTGATTACGAAGACGTTAAGCTCTACGATGACGCAATCAACATCGAGCCAGATGACGTCTACACCTGTAACCTCCCTGATCCCAAGAGAGAGCCGCCCACGGTGGATAACCCGGACATAACCGAGGAAGTGTTCCATTATCGCAAGCGCAGCTTTACCCGGCTGCGGGTCTCCTTCGACTACCCGAGCGGCTACCCCAATGGCTATGTTGACCGGATCGAGGTTTGGGTGAGTAATGAGGATGCTAACTACAAGCATCTGTTCAACGTCACAGAAGATTTTACTTTGGAAAATGTGGAGGAGGGAGAAAGTTATTGGGTTCGGCTCAAAACGGTCAGTATTTTTGGCACGAAATCACGCGACACCAACGACGCCAAGTTGCAATGGACAGTTGAAGGGCAGACATCCAATCCCAATGACCTGACCTCGTTGGATGCAGTGGTCAACGATCAGACCATCAACTTGTATGCCGATCCGCTGAGCGATGCGGACATTGAGAGTTACGAGTTCCGGCTTGGTGCATCTTGGAGCGGGGCTATCCTTCTTGCCTCCATGAACAAGCCCAATCTGTCTTTGGTGGGAGTCAAGCCCGGATCACACACCTTTTGGGCCGGGGCATACAGCAACAACACCAAGTATTCGAGCAACCCCGTTACCGCCGGGGCCACGCTTCCCGATCCGCCCAGCGGCTGGACCGTGCAGCACACCCGGAGCGACGACTATTCCGGCGGAACGCATGATAACACCGAGCAGATCACATATGACAGCGAGCCTTACCTGCAATGTAGCCATACTAACGGGGTCTACACCGGCACATACACCTCTCCGCTCTATGACATCGGTTCGGTTAAGCGGGTGCTGGCCTATGTGTCGGCAAGCGTGACGGTTGTCGGTGAGGGCACAGCCTGGGAGGACCAGGTGCCGGACCCAACCGAGTGGAGCGCGATCAACATCTCCGAGAGGTCCTGGGCCGATATATTCAGCTTATCCGAAGCTCCACAGGTCAAAATGAGGCTGCGCTACGGCGAAACCTCATCTCTTGGCCTCGTTGTGGAGCGCCAGGAGATCCTGACGGCAATCGTCGAGGGCCGGTATTTTCAGGTCGAGATTGAGATTGCCGACCCTGGAAGCTCCACTAATGCCCTTGTCCAGAATTATGACCTCAAACTCGCCCAATAGGGGATAACATATGACGCAGCAATGGACTGACGATGTTTTTGCATCGTCGCACAACGCGCAGACTGATCTTCAGAACATGGAGAACAATTTCCAGACTCTCAAGTCCCTGTTCTCCGGTTCGAGTGCTCCGGCCAACACTGTGGCGGGGATACCCTGGTTCGACACGGGCAAGGACCTGCTCCGCCTCCGCAACGCAGCCAACGGCTCATGGTATGGCGTCATGCATGCGGATGCTTCGCAGCAGATATGGGTCTATCGTAATGATGCCATGAGCGGGTGGGTCGTGGTTACGAGCGTCACGGACAAAGTGCTGGCGATTAAGGGTGGGAGCGCAGCCTACAACGTGACCGGGGGCACGCCTGCCGGGACCTGGCAGCAGCCAGGGTATGCGCTGTCTACAGGTGAACTACCGACTCACGGCCACAACCCAAGCATATCGGAAAACAATAGTGGCGGGCACAGTCATAATGTTACTGGATACGGGTCTACTGGTGATGCCTCAGGCAACCTTGGTCCCAGTGTAGTAATCGATGGTGCTTCTCCAAGAGATTACAACGTAGATTCTGTAGGAGGCCATAATCACAATGTTAGTGTCACAGAAAGCACCGTAGGTAATAATGAGGCTCACGACCACGGCTCAGCCTGGCGTCCCGCCGCAGCCGTGGGAACCCTGCAACGGATGGATGTGTAATGAAACAGAAAGACGAGCAGCGCATCAGAGAGATCATTCGGGAGGAGCTGCGGGGAGTAGTCCAGGAAGAGCTAAGTGCGGCTCTTACCCGCACGATCACGATTAAAAAAGCACCGCCGGACAGTGAGCCATACAATACCGACGAAGAATGGAACGTGCTGGATTGGATTGTGGGCTACATCCCCTATTTGGAAGGGGCCTTGCGCGGCTGTCAGGCGGATGTGGACAAAGCCAAGAATGAAGC